GCCGAGGACGCTGCTGAGTACGAGGGCAAGAAGAAGGCTTCCACCAGCCGCCTCGCCTCGCTCCGTCGCGCCGCCGAGGAGAAGATCGAGAAGGCCGAGGAGAAGGTCGAGGAGGCCGAGGACGCCGCTGACGCCGCCGAGAAGGCCGAAGCCAAGTCCAAGAAGGCCGCTCTCCGCCGCCTCGCCCGCGCCCTCCGCGCTGCCGAGGAGAAGGTCGAGGAGGCCGAGGACGCCGAGGAGAAGGTCGAGGACGAGGGTGGGGCCGACAAGAAGGCTTCCCGTCGTCTCGCGCACCTCCGCCAGGACTTCCGCGCCGTTCAGAACGCCTTCCGCCGCCTCGCCGCCGAGGACGAGGACTCTGCGGAGGACGCTGCCGAGGACGCTGCGGAGAAGGGTGAGGCCAAGGCCAAGAAGGCTTACGGCTACGCCATGACCCACAACATGGGCGGCATGGACTCCGATGTCGAGGCCATGTACGGCAAGATGATGGCCGAGGAGAAGATGCTCCACGGCGAGGGTATGGACCACGGCGACCCCGAGGCCGAGGCCATGCTGGAAGCCATGCTCGGTGAGGCCGAGGGCGACGACCCCGAGGCCGAGGCGATGCTCATGGAGATGATGTCGGAGCCGGACGCCGCCCCTGCCGAGGCCATGTACGAGGAAGTCGAGATGGACCCGCTCGGGGTTCTGACCGACGATCTCGGCGCGGACGACGGCATGACCGACGACGACTACATGCTGGCGAGCCTGTTCGGCATGAAGTCCGCCGCCGAGGACGAGGGTTCCGCCGACGACGCTGCCGAGGACAAGAAGGAGGAGGTCGCCAAGAAGGAGGCCCGCCTCCGCCCGCAGCCCAAGACCGCCTCGACCGGTGCCACCCGCTTGGGTGGTGGCGTGATCGGCAAGGCCGCTGCCTCCGAGGTCAGCGAGTTGTCCTCCCTGTGGGAGTCGGCCCCGGACGTGAGCAAGTTCTTCTGATCACTCCGGTCGCCTAGCGACCCAATCTAGGGGGTGGCTTCCGAGAGGGAGCCACCCCCTTTCGCATTTTGGGCCAGCGTTCTTCGGTAGCCCGTGCATAACCTCCCGTAAGGTTGCAACCCCTCACGGGAAGCCGGGTTGGTCGGAATCCTCCCACCACTCGTCTCAGTACCCCCGCCCCCTGTAAACAGGGAGCAACGCAAGGAGCAATCCTATGCCGATGCTTGGACAGGCGAGTGGTGGTTTCTTGGAGTCGTCGTCGGCGCTCCGTCTCCTGCACGTCGGGATTCGGAACACCACGGGTGTCCTCACCAACGATGCCTTCACGCAGACCAACCCTCCCGTGGTGACGACCCTCTCCACCATCTCCCTCAACGTGGACACCGCTACCCTTGGCGTTCTCTCTGGCTCGGTCGCCTTCACGCGCCCGGACCAAGGGTCGAACTTCATCGGTGGTGCGGCTGGCACCACGCTCATCACCGCTGGCGGCGCGGGCATCGCCCCGACCGCGACCGCGACGAGCTTGCCCGAGGCGTACCAGCCTCTCGGTTTGTTCATCAACAACGCGGTTGGCAACGCCTACGAGAACACCCCCGGTCCCGCTTCGGGTCGTGGCCCCTACGTCTCCGCGATGGGCACCTACGCCTCCGCGCTCTTTGAGACGCAATGCCTCGGTGCCATCGGTGGCCTCGCCCAAGGTGACGCGATCCCGTACATCACGGGTGTCCGCCTCGTGGCCTCGCTCAACGGCTACCTCATGCCCGCCCAAGTTTGGGACGGTGCTGCGGACCAGAGCGCCGACCTCGATGGCGTCACCTTCCAGTCTACGGCGGTCAGCGCCAACGACTCCTCTACCACCATCGCGATCTTGAAGATGCCCGCCGACAGCGCGCAGCCCGAGATCATGTTCGACCAGCGTATCTGAGGGGGGCACGCACATGACCGTCTCTACCAGCGTCAAGCAGCGCCTCATCAGCGAGTACATCAACACCCCCGAGGGTCGCGTCAAGCTGGCCGCGTCTATGACGCAGCCGCTCCGCCTCCGTCGCGACTACATGGCCGTGGGTCGCAAGACCTTCTTGGTCGAGCAGTTGCCGGACGGCGCGCTCCCGATCTACGACAAGGATCCCGATGTCACGGCCTACGTCGTCGGTGAGGAAGGCGAGAACATCGTCGCCATCACCAAGCCGCGCCGCGTCATCTTCCCCCTGTTTGAGATCGCGTCGAACCCCGAGATCCCGCTGACCCAGATCAAGGAGCGTCGGTTCGATCTGATCGAGCGCGCCCAGGATTTGGCTCGGGCGCAGATCCAAGCCGCCGAGGACGAGCGCGTCTTTGCGGTTCTGGACGCCATCGCGGTCAACGGCTTCGACTCCGTTCCCGGCCAGTTCAACCCGGACATCCCGGTTGTCGCCCCGATCAGCGGTGCCGTCCTCGCGGACGCCTTCGCTGAGATCGAGCGCAACGACCTTCGCGTCGCCCGCGTGTTCATGAACGCGCGTGACTACGCGGATCTCCGCAAGTTCGGTCGCGACATCCTCGACATCGAGACGCAGCGCGAACTGCTCAAGACCGGTCTGATGGGCACCCTCTGGGGTTCGCAGATCATCGTCAGCCGTCTCGTGCCGGTCGGCACCGTGTACGTCTGCTGTGAGCCGGAAATGTTCGGTCGGATCCCCGTCCGTACCGAACTGACCGTCCTCTCCGCCGACAACCCCACGGCGCGTACCATCGGCTTCTCGGTTTTCGAGAATCTCGGCATCGGGGCCTACAACCCCAAGGGCCTGACCCGTCTGACGATCACCCGCGTCTGACGCTTCAACCTTGGTTCTCACGGAGCCGTCCACCGCAAGGTGGGCGGCTCCTTCGCTTTTCGGGTTGACCTTCGTGGAGCATTTCGGTGTCCGGTTAGCCCGCCTATCCGACCCTTATGGAGTAGAGGGGGTCCACCTTTATGGCTACGACTTTCTACGACCGTGTTCCTGGCTTGGCCCTTCCGTCCCCCGTCGTGTCCATCACGGCTGGGACATTCTCCTCCGTCGAAACCCCGACGAACGTACTGACCCGTGCGACCCCATTCGGTTCGGGCTTCTACACGGGGTTCTTCGCGGAGTTGGACAGCCTCGCGGTGTCCTTTGAGAACATCCTTGGCGGGGCGACCCAAGCGAAGATCAAGATCACCTTGGACTCCGCTGGGGACTTTCCTTTGACCCCGATCTCCATCTTTGAGGACATCGTTCCCGGTGAGGCTACGACCACCGAGGGCGTCGCCGTGTTCAGCGGCGGGTTCAGCATGGCTGGGGTGGACACCACGGGGTCCGCGATCACCACCGACGCAGCCGGTCGCGTCCTCGTCTACGTTTGGATTGACTTGAACGCCGGTTCGGCGGACGTGAACGAAGTCCTCATCACCACGCTCCCGTGACCTTCTCCGAAGGGAGGCTCCGATGCCGAACCTGTCTGTTCCCGGCTCCTCGTTCTTCCCCTCCGCCACGGGCACCGCTGGCGGAGATTTGAGTGGGAACTTCCCTGCCCCGACCGTCACCGGCTTGGAGGGCATCCCTATTGAAGCTGGTGGCCCCGCGAACGGTGACGTTCTCCAGTACGACGGGCTGTTGAACGAGTGGGTCCACGCCCCTGCTGGTGGCGGTGGGCCGGTCGGCCCTGCTGGTGGGGATTTGGGTGGGACGTACCCGAACCCCGGCGTCACCGGCCTTCAGACGGACCCGCTTCCGGCTACGGTCGCGGATGGCTTCTTGAAGCGCGACGGAACGAACACGGGCTGGGAAGAAGTCGCCTACGGCAACGGGGCGAACACCGTCTGCGAAGGGAACGACCTCCGCCTGTCGAACTCCAGAACCCCTACTGGCCCCGCGTCTGGGGATTTGACGGGCAACTACCCGAACCCTTCCATCGCCGCTACCAGCATCTCCGCCGCTGCCTACCCCCGCTTGGGGCGAACCCTTGTGGTGGACTCGGTGAATGGCAACGACGGCACGGGTGCGGTCAACGGGCTTCCGTTTCTGACCATCGAGGCCGCACTCGCGGCCATCGTGGGTGGGGGCCTTACGGGGGTCACGGTTTGGGTCGCGCCGGGGACATACACCCTCGCGTCGGCCACGACGGGCATCACCATTCCCGACACCTGCGCGCTTCGCGGACTCAATGTTCAGACGACGCGGATCGTCATGAACGCCTCCAACCCTGGCAACACGGTGACCATGTTGACGATGGGGGAGAACACCCGCGTTGAGGATGTGACCCTCACCTTGAACTCATCGAACGCTACGACGAACCTCGTTGGGATCAACCTCCCCGGTTCCACGAGCAACACGTCGAAGCTCCGCACCTCCGTGATGACTGTGAACAACAGCGGTGTGGCCGTGGGTTCGACCACAAACGTCTACGGGATCTTGGACAACGGCAACGGTGTTCTTGGAGCCGCCT